CACTAGCGCCTATCACACCAGTAGCGCCTCCCGGACCTTGAGAACCAGTAGCACCGTCTACACCAGTAGCGCCTATAGCACCAGTAGCGCCTGAAGGACCGTCTGGACCACTAGCGCCCTCTACACCCGTAGCACCCCGTGGACCCGAAGCACCCGGTATATTCTTACCAATAGAAAGTCTTTTTACTACGGATGTCTGATTTGCTTCAGAATCTCGAATAGTTACAGTAAAGTCTACAAAAGCGTTTTGAGCGTCTGCAAGAGTCGGATTTCCAAAATTACTTATTTCTCCGTAGTCTACAGAAGTTCTAGGGTTAGGTATAGGGCTAGGTATTACTTCAACTGGAGCTTGGCAGTTAGTTGCAACTATATTAGATACAAAGAACACTAAACCGGGGTAAGTTACTTCCGGCACATAGCTACCATTAGTTACTAAAGTTCCTGATAAATCTGCAAAAGTTTCGGGACTTACCGAAGTTTGTACTTCCAAAGTATTAGTTTCATTAAAGAGAGTAGAGCCTTCAACAGTAACAACGATTGTAGTACCGTCATCATTGTTTTCTGAGGTTGATACTACGGTACCTTCGACCAAGCTGACTTTTTGTCTTATTAAATCCCCTTCAACAAGACCTAATCCGGTTGCGCCTACCAAAAGACTTACTGTATCACTATACGTTAATGCCGTAGAGCCAGAAGTCGCAAATATTTGGGTAGTAGTAGCTTCATAGTCTATTGCAGTTCCTACCAAGCTTCCCGAAATTCCTGACTCAGTAGTAGGAAAGTTAGGGGTTACAGTTAAAGTATTGTTTGTAAAACCGGTAACTTCATATGTGCCATCATTAGAAGGGCTAACAGTGCTACCTGTTAAAGTTATGTTAGTTCCTACCGCATTGAAAGGATGGTCGGAGCCAGTATTAATAGTATTTCCTGCTACAGAAGCATTTGTAAGAGTAAATGCTGACTGCGATACCACTACGTTTGCGTTACTATTGGTTAGATCTACGCTAATAGAAGACAGCCCTATTAAAGATAGTCCTTCAATTCCCGATACTCTAGATGCCTCAAGTAACTGTGCCATTCCACGATCATCAGGAAAGAAGTCTCCAAACAGACTGATGCCAGATACTGAGGTAGCTCTATTTGTTCGACGTATTCTTACCCAGTAATAAAATTTGGAAGAGTCTGTATCATTTATTAAAGATAAAATAGAGTCTACATACCGCTCTTCTTTAGTGGTGCCAACAAGAGTGGCTCCAGTACCTGCTACATAAGGGACATCCTCAGCAGTGTTACCTGGAATTTCAAGAGTAGAATAAGGAGGATTATCAGAAGGAGTTCCATAATAATCAGGCTCTGTTCCTCTCCAGATTTCGTATACATCTGTGTTTGTATTAAATCCCGATCTTTCAGGAGACTCCCCTTTTCCGGGATAGTCCCACGCGAGCTCAATACCACCTTGCTTGTTACTTGTAGCAGTAAGATTTGAAACCACTTCGGGTCTGCCTATAGTGGCGACTCCGGGAGGGGCTGGATTAAACGAGCCAGTCTCTGATTCGCCTTCTGGAACTAAATAGGCATCATTATTATGCTCTTCTGCAGTAATCTTTACTAAACAATCCTGTGTTAAAGTAAGATTATTAATTCTAAACGGCTTATTGGTATAACCAAGCCGCTCATTTGTAATATAAATTAACTCACCCGCTAAAAGTAAGTAGCCTTTTGGACCTATTGTAAAGCTTATTTTTAAGCTATACCGAGATTCCTCAAGAGCTTGTTTAGCCGCTAATCTAGCATTATAATAGTTTGTTATACCCGGTGCTTTTACATCGCCTTTCTTGGGTATATTTCTATCTTCTTTTAGATAAGTAGAGTTTAAGAAAGTTACTGATCTATTTTCAAATCTATTCTGGGGATCTGGTATAGATGCACTAACAGTATTATAAGTACCTTTATTTCCCGCATCTTCAATATTGATAGTACCGATAATATCATCTTCTGTAATTATAGAAGGCGTACTTGTTCCTAAAGTAGGTATACTATCAGGCTGGCGAGATTTAACGTCTAAGTCATATCTACCATTATTGTATCGGAGTATTCCGTTAAAGTGGCTAAGAATACTATTTACGTTGTCGAATACTGATTTTGCGGTATCAACAACAATATTAGTTTGGTGTCTAGTTACATAGTCTTGGTCTTGATCATTCCAACCCAGATATCTCCAGTAAGGAACATCATCTGAATCATATAGGGAGTAGCCGTCTACAAGATTTCCTCCTGTCCCTCGGAACTTGACAATGGCATTGCCCGCGAAAGAGTCTCCAATATAGTCTGCATCAGATCCGCCTCTCGGATAGTTAATTTCTAGAGTATCTTGATTTCCTCGATTCATTCTACGAAGAGTTACTTCGTTACTTGCAGCCAAGTAAGTGTACGTAGTTGCGGCGTTGTCAGGAATAGGAGCTGTGTTAAACACTGTTCCAGCAGTGTCTACTCTCACCACTCTAGTCACACTCCCGGAATTAGGCTCATTTATATAGAAAAGTTCTCGTTCTCCCCAAGCCTTCCAATTATTCCACTTAGAAATAATTTTTCCTAATATATCAGTAAATATGACTTCGGTAGTATCGGTCTCAGATATATAAGTTGCAGACTTTACAGTTCCTCGGAAGTTTTTATAGTCTACATTATTATTAGTCCAGCCGTCTTCAAAGATATCACCTACCTGAACAGGCGCACTTGCACCTCCAGTAGTCTGGTCTCCTCTAAAATGAACCGTTACATCAGATCTAGTATCACACTGGCGAGCCGTTTCTTTAAAAGTATCTAAATTAATGTCTTCTTTTAAGCTGAGTCCCCTGCCGTAACGAGAGTTCGTCATATAGTCAAGAAGCTGTAACGCAGGGTTATTAGTAACTCGTCTGTCTTTAGGAGCAATAATTCTTACTTTATCGCCCTGAACAGGAATATAATCAACGTCCCAAGGAGAGTCAACTATCGCTACTTTTCTATTATTAGAACCTGCATTAGTTAAGTAGTCTATAACAGTTCGTATCTGAACGTGAGAGCTTCCATCCGCGTCAATTCTAGTAAGTTCGATTTGCGCACCTATATAAAAATCGTCTACTGCAGAAGCATTCACAGATCCTACAGTATCGGGTATAGCAACGGTATTTACGAGTACTAGAGCAGTTAAACTGCTAGAAGATACGTCTTGAGTTCCTACACTCTCAATGGTCCCATTAGTGCTTGTATTTGCTGTAGGAGTTGCCGAAAGTAAATTAAAGATAGGAGCAGTACCTAACTCATTAAGGTCAGCCTCGCCTAAACTATCTAGTAGTTCTGCGGCGAGCGCCATTTGAACTTCTGTAGAAGCGTTTACATCTGCAACCGTACTGTTAGAATCGACAGTGACATCTGTTCCTTGATTGTTTGATCCTGAAGAAGTAGAAACGACTGTCTCTTCTAGAGTTTCTGGAACAGTACCTAAAGGCAAATACTCATGTGTGTCTGCTATGAAGTATGCGCGCGTGCTAGCATCTCCATTTTTGGAAATAGAGAAGCGGCTTAATCCGGGATCTTCCGTAAATCTAACTTTATACTGAATTACTCCATTTTCATCTTTGTCATCGTAAATGGCAGCAATTCTTAAATTACCCTGGCTAACTCCGTCCTCATCGTAGTAAGGAATAAGTTGAATTTTACCCCAGTTTGACAAATCAGCACTAGTTTCCACCGGGTCAAGGCGGTAGCTATAGTCATAGTTATGACAATCTACCAACTTCCCTTTAACTACGAAGTCTAGCTCGGGGATTTCTGTTTCGCCTTCGTTAATTTTATACTTTGCAACTACATAAGCTGTATCAAGAACTCTATGGTTAGGGCCCCAGTAGCGTGCTTTGTCGCCATCAAAGTAAGCACTTTGGATCTTAAACTGATTATTTAAGGCTTTTGCTAGTAGAAAGTTATCCGCTCGCTGGTTAGGCTTGCCCGCGTAAAAAATAAGTCTCGCATCAATTGGGTCATCAAAAGTTCTACCAAACCCGTGTCTAACACCTATACTAGAATTTTGTGCTACAGCATTCGGACGTCTTCCGGGCGTCTCCCATTGACCTGTAGTAGGGTTATAAACTGCATTTCCTGTTGGGGGGATTTGCCCTCGATCATTCGATGGATCCCACCACAGATCTTCCTCATAATCATCAGTTGGATAAGTAATATTTGTTGAGGTAGCAAAAGGATTTTCTCCAAGAAGAACATCGCCTCTATCCATTCGGCCAGTACATAATACTGCTACAGCGTTATCTTGTCCTCGTGTGCTACGAGTGTCCGAGTCATTTTCACTAAGACAAATACTACTTTGTCCATCAAAGTATATATCAAAAAGACTATGTACTTCACCCTCGCACAGAGCATAAGCTATGTAAACTTCTGTAGAATCGTTTTTATCCGTATCTACGAAGAATGGAATAGCGTCTACTTGCTGAACACCGTAGACTATGGGGAGATATTTTGCAGACAGGTTAAATCTTAAGTCAGCTTCTCTATCTACTTCTACTTGGTACTCTATCTGCTTATAGGATTTTTTAAGCCCAAACCAGCTACTTTTCTTTTTCAGCTTATATCTAGTTTCTTTTACTTGATAAATAGCAATAAGATTAATTGCTTGCTCAGAGTGCATAAACCCTAAGTCAGTAGCATATTCTTTTCTTTTTACGGCACCTAAATCAGATAGGCCACTAGAGCTTAAAGCTCTGTGCTCTGTATCAGAAGTAATTCTGCCATTAACATTTATAAAGTCACCCCAGTGGCTAGTAACACTCCAAGAAACCGTAGGCTTGCCTAAAACGTCTTCTTTTTGTTTGCCGCTAGCAATAATGCCTTTAAATACTAAAAAGGGTGCACTCAATATTTCACCAGTATCTGGATTAATATGTGCTTTATATATAAAAACTTCTCGATTAATATATCGAGAGTAGGTGGGATCTTCTCTGTCTATTATTAAGCCGCTTAATTCTCTATTGTTTAAAGAAAAGTCAAGGCCAGAAGTAGATCCCGAAGTAACAGTTAATACGCCATCTACTACTGTATAATGGGCTGTTTTATTATCGTTCGAGAACCTATCTAATCTAAAAGTTATTCCTGAGTTCCAAGAAGCGTCCTCACTTTTAATTTCGTGACCTTCAATAAAGCCAAGATCAACCCAATCTTCTCCAGAGGTAATTTCAAGAGTATCACTAACCGTATTTATAGTGATAGTAAGATTTGAGACGGATGTAGAGAGTGCGGCGGCATCTAGAGTAATAGTAAAGTTAGAGGCTCGTGCCTCGATAGTTTCCGTAATATTAGATAGATTGAGTAGCCTGTTTGCAAGATAAGTCTGCGTTTGATTTAACTGCCCATCTGCGTTTTCACTTCCATCGTCAAATTTTATATCGTAAGAGGCATCTGTTACATAAGTATATGTAGTTCTATCTCTAGAAGGTATATCGGCAGTAATCTTTAGAGGCTTCTCAAATTTTACGAGGTGCGCATATACAAAGACTTCCCCCTCTAGTAAAGAGTCTCTTAAATCGGTGTTGCTTCCGTTGTCTAAGTTTCTAAATGTCATTGTACTTCTTTAACTTTTAGTGAGAGAGAGTAAAGGTTGTCGCTGCTCAAGGAATAAGTAATAGTGTCTGTGCTTTGAGTTACTTTAATTTTTGGATTGATATAGTTAATAACAGAGTTTGGGCTAACCTCTTTTTGAAGAGGAGGTATAAAGCTTATTCTTAAATCATTTGTCGCAGGTTGGGTACCGGAATAATCTTGCCGAGTCTCTACCCGAGTAATTTTGTATGCTTTTGTGTGATTAGAGTTTAAAGGGTCACTAATAGTGAACATATCTCCTGGGCGTAATTGGCCGTTGTTCGCCGAATTATAGTTTGGGCTCGTATTAAAGCTATCTATTTGTATTTGAGTTCGTCCTGCATCGTAAGTCACAGTACTTTCTGTCTCAAAAACGTAACCTCCTGCGGCAAAAGTGCCGTCTTGTGGGTTATCGTATTGTGGCAGTGGAACAAAGAACGGCTTAAGCATACCCTGTTTTTGAAGCAAAAAACTATATACAGTATTAAACTCATCTTCAGTCAAGGGATTATACTTTATAGATACTTCGAAAGCCTGAGCTGCTTTTGAACGAGCGACTAAAGTACCTGAATTAGTTTTATTTGTCATTGTTTTAAACTTAGACTCTACAGTGACCGAGGAGTACCCTGGACCTGTTGAATAACCTAAGTTTCCAGAAGATGCGCTACCATCATAAGCAATTGAATTGCTAGGATTTGGTAATACATCTGAATAATTTGTAAAAGATCCCATTATTATGCCCTAACCATTCCACCAGATGTATCGCCGTACAGTTCGGTTTCTACTTCTTCAAAGAATCCATTGCCATAAGAGTTAGCCGACTCTCTAAGCATTCCAATAATATTTCCACGCTGTCCCGTAAGCACTTCTTCAACTCCTGAAGCATCAATAGTATTAATATTAAATGTCGCGTTCACTGGAGCTCCTTCTGCTAAGCCAGAGTTAGGTACTACCGTCCCCGGAGTACTTGGAACAAATAATTCTGGACCCTGTTCGCCAACAACATACCCTGTAGTAGGGCCGCCCATAGCTCTATACTGTGCACCCATAAAGGCTGGCTTAAAGTTTTCTGGGCCTCCCATTCCTTGAGCACCCCTAAAGTAAGCTAATTCTCCACTAGCTGACTGTGTCTTAGCCAAGTCTACGGAAGTCTTTCTCTCCCCAACTGCTATATTAGTCGGGCCGCTGCCAGCTTGAGGGGCATTTCCTCCCCCTTGATAGCTTGTTCCCGAAATAATTGCTAACTGTGCCGCGCCTAAAGCAGCCATCATACCTGCTAATACAGGACCCATTATTGGGCCTCCCTCTGCCAAGGCTCTAGTGATAGCTGCTGCTGTATCAATAATTACAGTAGCCATCTTTATCTTTTTGTCCATCTCAAATTGCTTCTTTTTCATCGCTTCTTTTTTAGCTTCAAGTTTAGCAATTTTTGCTAGAGACTCTTTTGATTTTCCGTCTCTCTTTTTCTCTGCCTCAATTTCTTTGTCTATTCCAGCAATTTTTGCTTGAGAAGCGGCTTTAGCAATGTTACCTATTGCACTGACTATACCACCTACTGCCGCTATTTTATCAGCAGTATCTGCCCCTTTGTCGCCTAAAACAGCTAAAGAGTCTGTTATAGCAAAGGCTCCTTCTGCAATAGCAGCTACTAATTCTCCGTCCGGTCCTAAAGATTTTAAGTTGTCTATCATAGGCTGGAGCTGGGCTTGGGTTGCTTCGAGACCTGCTCTAAATTGAGCAGTATCAATACTAGACAAGCCTTTCGAAGTCTCTTCAGCGATGGCTATGACTTTTTCTGAGTAAGCTTTAAAGCTTTCTGCATCTCCTTCAGTCGGAGGGGTTAAGGCGGCCATCTTTGCTTGTTGCATCTCTATAAAAGCACTTTTTGCTGTTGCTGCCGCAGCACCAATTCCCTCAAAGCCTCCTGCAGAGAAGAAATTTTGTGACCTATCTTCTGTCGTATCACCCTGCCCTGCGGCGGCGACTATCTTATCGCTTTGTTGGATTAGTGCGGCAATAGAGGCTTCATTTAGTCTATTTATAGCTTCAGTTGTTTTTCTATCAATGTTATTGCGAGCAGATTGTTCGGCGTTGGCAACATCTTCTCTTTGAGCCTGTAGATCAGCTGCTCTTCTTTCTTGCGCAGTCATAGCCTCAGCGCCCGCAGCAGTACTTGCAGCAGTACTTGCAGCAGTACTACCTCCTGTGGTATCTTGTTCCCCATTGCTTGCTACACCGCCGCTGGAAGAGGACGTTCCACCAGTAGCCGCATCTGTAATCGCATCAGCTGCTCCTAGCAACGCCTCTACTACACCTAACTCTGCATTAATGACCGCGTATTGTGCAACTATTAAATCAGTATCTAACTTTTTCTTCTCTTCTAAGAATTTCTTTTCGGCTTCGATATTCTCCAATCGAACTTTTAACTGGTCCCCTACGGTTACTTCAAACTTACCTGTTTTGACAAGACCATTTAACTTTGCATTAAATTCTCGAACAGCTTTACCCGCATCAAAATCAATTTTAAGGTTGGATAATTCAGCTTTTAGCCTCTCCGTTTCGCTCTTACTTTCTTTGACCGCAGTATTATACTCGTCCAAATTACTGATTAATCCAGATAAGGCACCAGAACCCTTCTCTGCTACCTCGTCTACAGTTAGTCCAAAGCTTTTTAATAACTCTTCGTTTTGTGCTACTAAGCCCGCATATTCTTTTGAATCTTGACCAGCTGACTTTAAAGACTTTTTCAAAGAATCTAATGCAGTTACCGCGTTTCGAGCGGAAGCGTCAAGATCACTTAATGGATTTTTCTTATCAAACTTTTGTAAAAACTTATTGCTTTGTTCTTGAAGAGCTTGGAAAGAAGAGCTCAACCCTTCGATGTTATTAGTTAAGTTTTGAGTGGAGCCTTGTACACGATTTACTCGAAGCTGTATTATTTCCATTGCTTCGCTGACGCCAACACCTTCTTTAATTAACTTTTTAAAGGCGGCAATAATCCCTGCGTTACCAAACTCTTTCTTTAGAGCGTTTTCCAGTACTGAATTAGCTTCCGCGGCTTCCGTAAGAGTGTCGGAAAGTTGCTGTATTCCTGCCTGAAGACCTGCTTCTATTTTATACGCATCTGTAATTGCCTTTCCAGCATCTTCGGCAGTCTTTATAGTTGCGTCGACTCCCTCTTTTACTACTGTTGTTATAACATTAACACCGCTTTCAACTGCTCCTACGGCAGTATCATAGGCTTCTGAAATATTATCGCCCAAAGAGGCTGCTAACTCTTCCATAGCTGCTGCTGTCTCGGGGAACGTCTCTTTGAAAGCTTGGAATGCTTTGTTTAAGGGTCCAAGAATAATGCTCGCAAAATTTTGTAATCTTTTAACTATTTTATCTAGTATTCCACCTACAATATCACCCACAGCACTTACTGCGGCTTTAACTTGGTCAAAAGAAGGAACCAGACCTAAAAGTGTGTCTTTAAGAAAAACTGCTACAGTTTTAAACGCATTGAATTTAGAAGCAAGAGTATCCAGTATTTTTGTGCCTACAAATGCAGCAGCTGCAGTATATAGCTTTTTAAATATACCGGCTACAATTACAATAGGATCAACGACTTTACGAATAGCTCTTTGTAACCTCTCCATAATGGACGCGTTTTCCGCCAAAGGAGCATTAAACTCTCTAAATTCCTCAGCTGCCATTTGGAAGCCGTCCGCAGTTTCTGTCATAACTCCTGCAGCAATTTTTGCTTCTTCTCGGAACCTTCGGGTGGCCGCTTCGGCGGCTACTGCTGCTTCGATATTTTCTCGTTCGGCAACTGTAAGAGCATTCACTGTTGCTCCTAACTCTGATGTAGACTTTTTGGTGAGAGCCTGTTCTACTTTTTGCGCTCTAGTAATATTAATGAAGTTTGCTTGTGTTTTATTTAAAATCTCGGTTTTCTTTGCTAAACCTTCTTGAACAGTCCCCATCTGCTCGAGACCCTTGTTTGTAGGGAATATAAACTTATATACAGAAACAAGTGCCTGTCCTAATAAGCCAAGAACAAAAAGGATCTGTCCCAAGAAAGGAATTGCATTCGTGATCGCAGCACCGAAGAGACGAACACCCGCACTAGCAACTCCAAGCTTAGCTCCCAGACCTCCTAGTCTTTGAGCTAAATTACCAAACCGCGTGCCAAGCTTTCCTTGAAGCTTCGATATTAGCTCATTATTCTCTAAAAATTCTATATTTTCGGCTTTTATATCTTCGAAGCCTTCTTTGTATTCTTTGTAGCCTTGGGAAGCTTGACCGAATCCTGCAAAAGCTCCGCCCGCTCCAATATCTGAGACTCGTTGTCCCAAAGAGCCTTCTTGATCTGCTCGCCTTTCATTCCTTGCAAGTCTTAGCGAAGCTTCGTTTCTTTTTTCTTCTGCGTCAACTAAATTGCTTAATGCTTTTTGTTGTTTTTTCAGAGCTTTAAGGTCATCTTCGTGATTTTTAAGAGTTTTTCGGCTTTTATCCGTAATTACTATTTCACCAGACTTAATCTTTTCGATCTTTTTTATCTTTCTATCCAAGGAGGCATTAATAGCTTTTTCGGTGTCAAGTATTTCTTCTTTGCTAACTTTTTCTTTATTAGCTAGTTTTGCTTGGAAATTTGCAAACTTTCCTCTTTTAGAAAGAGCATCGGTATTAACTACATCGGCTTTAGCTGCTTTTACGAAAGCTTTATTTTCTTTAGAGGCGTCCTTTGCTGCTCTTTTTGCGGCATCTGCGGTTGCAATATACTTATCACCTAGTCTTGTTAGTACAGGAAAAATTTGTCCTATAATTGTGCTTCCGAATAAAACTAGAGTACCTACCAAAGCGGTAGTGTTATTGGCTAAGACAGCGAATATTGGTCCTCCGATGGTAGAGAAAACTCTAAGGGCGCTTTTTGTTAAATCGTCAAACGATGCAGCTAACTGGGTATACACATCAGGCTTAACTACACCATCAAGTATCTTAAATTTCTTTTCGCCTTGTTCAAGAGTAGCATTCAAAAATGCTTGGCGTCTTTCTGCTTGGCTTAAATTACTTGCTGATTTTCCAAGAGTGTTGGCATAGGCTTCTACAGCGTCATCTAAACGAACAAAGATACCTAATTCGTCCAGAATTTCTGGTTCAATTTTTGCAGTACCTCTAACAAGTCGGTCAATCGCATCAGGTAAGTTTCTTCCCAATGCAATAGAAGCATTTTTTGCTACTCCCGCAAGTCTTTCGATTTCAATAGTAGAGAACCCTGCGTTAATACCGGCGGCAGCCGCTGAAGCGGCCTGTTCAGTTGATAGTGCCCCGTCAGTAATATCTTTTAAGCTCTGTACTACAATAGAAGAAGTTCTTCCAGAAGTGGCTGCAATTGCTTCGAAGCCCTCTAGCAGTTTCTGAAACTGTGCCGCTCTTTGAAGAGCGCCGAAAGCAGCAGTAGCCGCAAAGATGTTTGCAGCAAGAGTAGCATATGCACCTACAAGACCAGAGGATCCTCCTCCTATAGCTTGTCGTTGCTTGCTGAACGCTTTTGTACCGTTGGCTGTAGCGCCTGCTACACCTTTCTGGCCTTTGTTATAATTCTTGGAACCCGCCGCGAGCTCGTCTGTGGCTTTTTTATTCTTTTTCTTAGACTTAGTATCTTTTTCAGTAGCCGTAGAGGACTTATTTATAGAGTCACCAAGCTCCTCCACACTGCGCTGGACGAGCTTGATATTTTTACCTTCAACGATTACTTCTAACAGTACGGAGCTATCTGCCACGATTATTTCTCTTCATCTTGTCGTATTCACGCTTGAGTCTTTCTTGAGACTTCTTGATTGCGTGAGCGTCAAGCCTTAACAATGCTTCCATCAATAGGTCTACATTGTCAACTTTAAAGATTTCTAGCAATATAGGTAAGTTTGTAAAGTCTTTACCTATATATCCAATTTCAGGATATAGTCTATCCCCCATCATATTGAATATATTTATCGCATCAATTATAACTTCTGGTAAATCTTCGTCCCCTGGCGGACACTCCTCTATATTAGGTTCTTTACCGAGTTGTTCTCGCATTTCCAAGTATTTATCCTTGGTCATGCCTACATCATTATTAGTCTGCCACTTCTCCAGCCTTTGCCACATCTCCTCTATCTGGTCCTGAACGAAAGTTATCGAGGTCAAACACTACCTCGTTAATCCAGTTATCAAACTCAGTAGAGTTTTGAACAAGAACTTCGGCTTGTTCTGAGTCATAGGGAAGCTCTGAGTCAGGATCATTATCACCTAAATCAACTAATAGCAAATCTTCTAGGTAAGATAGCTTAAAGCCTTTCCAACCTTTAATAGTAGCTTGTGTAAATTCACGAACAAACTTTTCTTCGTCTAAAACTTCTTCTGGCTGTCGTGTCTTACGGTCAAACTTTGTAGAGACACACCGCTTTCTTAAAGCAACTAATTCCTTTCGAGAAAGGTTAGCAATTTTTATTTCTAACCCGGAGCATCCGGGAAAATCGATCCAAGCAGACTTTGAGTCTACCATTAAGTCTTTTAACTTCATTAAAACTCCTAATATGTAAAATAAGTATTTAAATCCGCACTTTTTGTAAGGCGGTAATCATAATTTTGAGTAAATACGTCTCCAAACGTAACTCGGTTAGTAAATGAGCAAGCATCTACCATATTTAAGTCAAGCTGATAGTTTAAACTAGATAAACCTGCTTGAATCCTTATAGTAGTGTCTTGCTGCCAAGTTTGAACATTTGAATTAGACGAATTTACGGACTTGCTAACATACTGCTGAATACTACCGCCTAAGTTCCTCTTAGATATACTAAAGTTTTCGGGATATGTAGTATTAGAGGCATCTGTTACTAACAGACCCTTTTGTATAGTGTTGTTGGCTGTCCAGTTTATTTCGTTCTGTACTTCGAGAGACGCACCTAAAATATTGTCCAAACTATCTGACCCTACAGTAACTTTAAACTCCCTAGACATTGCATAAGTCGGGGATGGGTCAAAGTTAGTGTCTGTTCCGGTAAATGCGCCTTCTATTCTGGTAAGCCTAGAGCCTTCTCCAGTTAATCCGACTTTCATTATTCCGTTTCTTGGGACAGTAAAAGTACCTCCAGTAAATACGCACTTCTCTATCTTGTAGTAAACTTGAGGACTATAATCCGAGTAAACAAAGTATAGATTGAACGTGTTAAAGGTATTTCCATTATAGTTCAACAACAAATCAAGTGGTTTGTGTTGGTGGGTAGAAACTTCATCTAACATAAATAGAGTGAAGTCAAAATTAGCAGGGTTTGCTTTTGTAATTGTGGATCCTTCAAATAAAGTATTTAAAGAATGTAGAGTTCTCTTCTCAGGGTTTCCCTGCTTAAATGTTTGGTTAAACGATACTTCACGCTCTGTGTGTAGACGATAAAAAGTACCGTCATACTCCATCCAAACTAATCCCTGTCTTTGAAACTCGAAACTCACTTGACTCCTCTCCCAGAAAATAAAGGGGAGAAAGTTCTCCCCTAATTTTCACAATTATACTAAATGAGTAGATAATTGTCAAGTGTTATTTTTCTTTAGCTCTTATGCCTTATAGATGATTGTAGCTTCATCGGTAGAATCTACATCGCCGCTAGCTACCTGACCGTGGAAGGTTACTTCAAGAGTAAGAAGATCTTCTACGTTAATTACAGGAATTTCGAGGTGAGCTGTGGGTAGATCGAGAGAAAGACGTGGTGTCGACGCAGTTTCTCCGCCTACGTTTACGGCCATATCAAATACATTACGAATTGTAGTTGTATCTGCTACCAAGTCCGCAAAAAGCTCTCCTGACTTACTATTTGCTTGGTCATTATCAAAGTAGCAATTTAGTGAGCCAGTAATTGTACGAGCGCCAGTAATGTTAGCTAGTGGTGAGTTTACATTGCCAAGCTCCTCTGGTGTGAGGAAAGTAATGTTGTTCTCTACTGAGAAAGAGCCACCAGTCAAAACAATACTATAAGCATCGTCGGGGGATGTGTCAGTTCTGTTCATAGTAACTGTAGAAATACGGTTACGAATAAAGTTATCGGATCCAGTAGTACCAGTAGTAATTGCAGAAGCCAAGTTAGTAGGTGTAGAAGTTTGTAGATCCTCTAAGTCTTGTGCAAAACCAGACCAAGAAATAGTAGCAATACCGTCAATATCAAAATCAATTGATGCTGAGTTAACTACTGCCTTGTTCATACGAAAATACTGCTTATTAGTTCCATCTTCAAATGCAAATACAACATTCCAGTTATCTGGCATAGCTGACAAGTTAGAAGTTCCAAAACCAAAAGTGTTAGTTCCGACTGCCGTAGCGTTAGTAGCACTTGGGCTAAAGGTATCATTGTTATAAATGCCGCCACCAAGGTCTGGACTATTTGGGGTATAGTCTTTTCCACCCATTAACATAGCCCAGAGAGCCATTTCGGGAGCAACTACTGTACCGTCACCTACTTCAGGGCGAATATAAGTACTGAAACTCCATTCTGCTGGTGCCAAGCTATCATTAAATAGCAATCGAGCACGTCGAGAAGTTTCGCCAGCTTCGTTTACTGTAATCTCGCTTGAGTTAACCGCCTGGCTGAAAGAGAATCCCTCCAACACAGGCACTTTCCAAGTCTCTGTAACACCTGCGCGAGCAGTGTCCATTAACTCGATATATACGTCTGCATTTCTTTGAAATTGTAATGCCATGAGTTTTATCTCCATTAGCAGTTAAACTGCTATCTTAACCTGTGAAGGTTAGTAACGAACCTCGCAAATTATTTCTCCAACACCTAGCGGTTCGAGAGCACCTTCATCCGAGTCTAAGCTTACGATTGTTATCTGATGCGTATACTGCGAATTATTATCCAAGTCTTTATATTCAAGACGAGAATTTTGCTCTAAAACTGTTTCGATGTCTTCTAATAATTTTTCTAATGCAAAGACCGCGTTTTCTTCCTGTACATAAACTCTTATGGTTATGGTAAGAAACCGATCTTTATAACCTCCCCCTTGGTACTCACGACTTTCTGCACCTGCACTAACGTGCACTGCGGGAAAATCCTGAACTTCGTCCCAAAATTTAAGGCGAGGAAGCACATTATTGTAGAGGTTACTTCTAAAAGGGGAGTTTCCATTAATAAGCTTTAGCTTATTTTCTATAGCTTTTACGATAGCCATACGGCGTGTTGTATAGTCTCGCTCTGCCATCATACTCTCCTAGTATAAAATCTTCCGACTAATAGCTCTGCTGCGATTTCTCGAATAGATCTATCAATCACTTTTCTAGGGTCTCTTTCTTGAGACCCCTGTAAGTATCCCGGCTCAAAAGTCTGATATGGATATTTACTATAAGTATATCCAATGCTAGGAAACCCTTTAGTTGTTCGCGTAACATCAGTAATCTGAACTGAGCTAGCGAATCGTCCCGTTCTGTATATTAGGCCGGGAGCTCCCATATTTTTAGCCACAGCGGCAGGTAGCTTTTTGTTTAGTAAGGCCGCTAAAGTAATATCAGAGTTTGCTGATGATCTTCCTGGCCTTGCTTTTTTGATAGGTAATTTACCTACCGTTGCTTTTTTCTGCTTGCCTTTCTTTGCAGGCTTAGATACTTTCTTTTTAGCAGTAGAGTTTGAATAATTAGGTTTTGTGTTTGAAGTCTTTGGCTTCTTAACGTTTTTATCTAGTTTTACTGAGTCTTGAAAAGACTTAATTACTTTCTTTCTTTCAATCTCTAATCTGCTATCCGAACCGGGTCTTTTTGCCCAATGTTCTTCTTCGTTTAATCTTATTAAAGCTTTTTTAATTTGTTCTACGAATTTTTGCTTTGCCTCTCTTTGCTTTGTAGAGTCTTTTCCTCGATTAAGTTTTGCCGCTCTTAATCCAGTTAATACAGTTGTCTGATCTTCTGTATCCTTTTTAGAAATAAATAGTTCAATTCCTAAATCTGCTAAGTCTTCGCTTGTAATAGCTGTTTTTGACTTTGCTTCGTTTCTGTCAGAAATCTTGGTAGATAGCCTAGCCTTTGATTGTGATACTTCTTGCCTAGATATTACGCTCCCAGCTTTGTGATCTAAGTCTAAAAAGTTATTTCCTCTTAACTGTTTTGGACTTTCTGCGCCGAGTCTAGCTGACTCTTGTTTTAAGGCTCTATTCAATGCCGTTACTAATTTTCCTTTGGCATTTTTGTATCCTTCTTTTAGAGTTTCGAAAACGGTAAGCTCATCTACATATCTTCTTTCTCTGACACTAAACCCACCTTTAACAGTAGTGGTTATTGCTGAAAAAGCGCCTTTATTTCCTCGTATATCAACATTATCCTTGCCTCCTGCAAACTTAATAATGTTATCGTAAGCATCCCCGACTAAATCTTTTGCTCCAGCCTTCACCACGTCTTGAACAACAGGAGACTGTATAACTTCTGGAGGTGCGTACTGGCCTTCAAATAGTTGGTTATTTATTTCATTTCTGACACCAACTTGAGAGCTACTATACTTATGTACCTCATTTTCGGAGGTTAGTCGAACAAAGTCACCTTCTTCTTTTAAGATTCGTAATTCTTCTTTTAGAATACGCTCTAAAAATGCTTTAGACATCTCTATACAAATCAAGAACTCGTCGAATGTGGTCAGGAAAACCTGAGTCACCTACAAGAGTCGCTGCAGCTCCTTCACGGGTCGTAGACCCAATAGTTTGGTTCTGCTTATATTCTTCTTTGTGGTAGTATGTAACTAAATCTGCTACCGCAAGTTTTAAATCTTGGGGGGTACTTGTATATCCTGCGGTATAAGTTACTTTTACAGAACCTACACCGTGTGGCCAATTTTTATACTGACCACTGACCGTAGTTCGAATAACAGTTTCTGTGAGATCGTCAAAGTACCAATCGTATCTATTATTAGTCCCGTTTCTATAGAGTTCTGTGTACTCGTCTGACTGAGTTTTTCTTTCAAATACGCCAGTAATCTCAATAACAGGAGTTTCTTCTAACTGCACCTGTGCAGTAGAATATTGAATATCAAATAACTCAGTTTTACCCGGAGATGCAACATAAGTGTCAAAAGTCTGTCCAGTATACGATCGTACAAGTGTGCTCACGCTCGTCAGCAGTTGCTCGAACTTATCGTCATTCTGTGTAGAATTAATTCCTTCTAACAGCTTATAATCATCAAGAGTAAGTAAATTTGCCATTTAATATCCCAAAGGAATGGGGAGTCCCGAAGGACTCCCGCAAGTTTTTACCAAGTGTGTGCAACAACCTGGCCACCAGCACCATCAGCAAAGAGGTTCTTAAATCCTCGACGCTGAGTAGCAACTAGTACGCGACGCTGTTCTGCAACTTGATAGTCTGAATCGACTGTAACACCACGAAGTTGTGGAATTACGAAGTTGCGAGCATTTACAGCTACGCCCCAGTAGTTACCTTGAGTCTTTCCACCAACAAACTCGTCACATACAACTACGGGTGAGCCGTAGATGTTAGCGATTTCACCAGTGACACGAGTAGCTCGCTGATCACCGACTTCGTTGATTGGCTGGAAGTCTCCATCGTCAAGCAAGTCGTAGTACGCATCAAGAGAGATGACGAACATTACATCACCAGGACGACGACCATACTTGCCCATAGCTTGGCGCATATTCAACAGGTCCGCTGAAGTAGCAGTAGCTTGGCCAGCTGAACCAAGGTCAAGAACCTTAGAATCATCTGCAGCAAGCTTAACAAGACCATCGTAAGAAGTACCGTTTGCAGCTACCTGACCAGAAACTCCACCAAGAAGCAGAGAGTTTTCGATAGCTCGTGCGTGGGCACGTACCATAGCTTCACGGATCAGAGGAAGAATTGGCATAATTGCATCTTCTTCTGTTTCGTTAGCGATGTAAGAACGAGAGATAAGACGTGCAGTTGTAAGAACAACTTGGTCCATGTCGATACCTGCGTTAGAACCGGGAGAAGTGCCATTACGCTCTTCAAGAGTTCCACCAAAGCCGTCACCGCTAGTAGGATCGAAGCTGTTGTTCGCCCAATCAGCATAGCCAGCATCAGGCATTGTAGGTACGATCATAGACGATGAAGTCATATTGATCTTACGGAACATTGGATCGAGAACTAGCTCGAGCTCGATGTCACGCTCAACGGCTGTTGAAACGATCTGCTCGAAGTCATCGCCGGGAACTCGTACACCAGAATTAGCGTTAGCAGCCTTCTCGAGGACTTCACGACCAAACTTAGTGTTCTCCATACCTTTCTTAGTTACTACACCAAGAATGTGTGCATTTACCATATCTTCTTCAGATACAGACTTCTGTGAACGATCTGCGAATACACGCTTAGACTCGTTGATTTTTTGAATTTCGTCAGACTTCTGAGTCAATTCTTCTTTAAGTTCGCCAATGATACGTGAGTAGTCAGCGTCCTTTTCATTCATCTTAGCTTCAACATCAGCTAAGAGCTTTTCTGTACCTGATTGTACAGCAGTTACGATGCGAGCTTCTTCTGCAGACTTTTGCACTTCAGCTTCTTCAGCAGCTTTTTGCTCTGCTTCCAATGCTTTTGCTTCCTCTGCCTTACGCTCAGCTTCTTTCATTGCCATAGCAGTAGCCGTCTTCTCGACAGCAGATGCTACAATGGCGTCGATATCAATATCACTCATAGTTTTCTCCTGTGCTAGGGATTCTTCTAATCCCTTTGGCATTGACTCGTCGGATTTTCCGAACTCAATAGTTACGCTATCTTCGGTCTCCCGAACATTGCGTATATGTTTCTCTTCCGAGGAGTCTTCTAGTTTGAAAGATTTTTTGAATTCTTCATAATCCGTTTCCGAATCAAAAGATTTCGCAAGAGAAAAGGTTGCAGCCTGGTTAGCAGGAACCGTTACTACTGAAACTTCCAATAGTTCTGCGTCCTTTATCTTATATCCGTCGGTTTCCACCATATAATCCGCATCCTTGACTCGGAAACCAACTGAAAAAGCTCCAAGAACGCCTTCTTTAATCAATTCACCTACGTGACCGGCTGATTTAGCAATTTTTGCTTTTAACTGCAAACCATTGTCATTAGTACCAAGCTGAACTGCTCGGCCAATCGGTTGATTGTAGTCGTGATTAAAAAGAATTACGGGATTGTTTAGATAATTATCGAGACCGCCTTTAGTCCAAGCGGCAGTTTCAATAACATCGCCTACTCGATCAGTACCATTGGTACTTGCCATTCCGGTGATATGAAGATCGTCTCCGTCTTCAAACGCCTTGAAAGTCGAGCCTATGTGGAAAATTTTATTCATGCTCTTCTTCCTTATCTGCTCTTGCTGTTCGTAGAGCCGCTAACGGATCTACTTCTGGCTTAAGCTCTGGAGCCGGTGAGGGCTCAGGGGTTGCAGGGGTATGTACAACCCCCAGTTTCTTATCATAGATTTCGTGCCAACGATCGGAGTGTGTCTTCTTAAGTCTACGGACCATTAGTCGTAAACCTTGTGAACTAAGACGCATTCTTTCACGTTTAGCGCGAACTCTAATTTCTTTCATACCGAGCTCTTCTCCGGCTTCTACAAACCAGCTGAAGACGAGTTCAGGGTAATCGCTACGATTCATCATTTTCTCCTTCTTCGGGGCGGCCACCTTCTGACGGGTTGACCGCTGACCCGGCGATGTTCTGAGGTACTCGAATGTCATCGAACCCTTCTTGAGCATCATAGTTAATAGCGGCTCGAGCTTCATTTGGAGTAAGTATTCCTGCATTGACCAAAGAAGTATAATAGGCTGCTGCATCACGAAGCTCAGGTTGAAGGGCTGGAATATCACTTACGTCGGAAGCAATCTCATAGCCAAAGAACCGCTCAATAGCCGAGTTGATTTTATCAAGAATCGGCAAAACTGTTTCTAAATAGTAAAGTCTATGGTTAGGTCGCAGGTTAGCATTATTACCAGAATCAAGAAGAATTGGGGGAATGCCTAGAGTTTTTAAAACTTCTTTCTCTGCTGACTCAATCGAAGTCTCAAAGTCCATTTCTCTGAAGTTGACATTTGAAATTTTATCAAGTTCCATACCACCATCTAAAATTAGGGGTCGTCGTCCTCCACCATCTGGACGATAGCGCATAACCCAAGACTGAATCATTCGCTCTTTATTTTTCTCACTAATAATGGAGGGCGACTTAATTACAAGTCCGGGCACTGCTCCATTCTTAAAGAAGTTATCTTGAAACTCTCGCATTTTTGTAAGCTGCTGCATAGTACGGCGAGAGGCGCGAAGGCGGCTAGTTCCACGATAGATACTATCGAAACTATTCTCTTTTATATGGATAATTTCTGAAGTACTATAGTCTACACTGCTTTGGAAAGTATACCCAGCAACATAAGTTGTCTTATCGGGTTCAATATCCATATAATTAGCTGGAATGTGATACAGAGAAATCCCATCATAATAAATAAAAATATTCCCGTCTAGAATATAATCAAGGATGAGGTTTCTCTTGAAAGTCGATATATCCTGAAACGGGTTTGGTTGTTTATTTAGTAAAAGATTTACTCTCGATCGGCGCAAACCTTTTTGAACAGGGTCTAATCCTTGAATAGGAACCCCTACTCTAAATGGGACTTCTGCTGCATCATCAGTAATCATATTCACACCACGATTAACGACTTCAAGCGTTTCGTAGTACGAAGTATAACTTCTAGGGACTTCGCGAGACCCAATAGGGCCTGACCCCTCTAGGCTGTATACGATTTCCTCTTGTGCGGGATTTAGCTTTTCAGTTCGTCCCAATAGTCTGTCATACCAAGCCATGTTTGTCTCGTTGAATCTCCACCCATCGCTTCTGTTTTTCTGCAGTATGAAGCGGTGGATTCCTTCCATATATGGAATGTAATTGTAGATGATGGTCGTGGCAGAGAGTTACAGTCTCCTGGTACATCTCAGCCCAATTATCATCAATAAACTCGTCTCGCCAAATAGTAATATACTCATCCGTGTAATGCTCAGGTCTCAACTCTACTTTTTCCTTTAACCATTTTTCTAGTAGAGGAGTTAGCGTGTAAAAGTGATGAAAGTCTAGCTTAATCTTTACACCACAAATTCTACAGTCTGAGCCCTTTTCGTACCTTGCTTTGGCACGGTCTCGAATGTACTTAATTTTATCTCTTTTCAGCATTTTTCACATTATATCGACCTATGAGTAAAAAGTCAAGAATTATTTTTCGCAAGGTCTTTAAAACGTCGGAGCACTCTGTTCAAAACTATAGAGAGCGTAGCGTAGTGCGTCCGCCATATGAGAAGAAGAGTCGTGCAAGGGTTTCTCCCTCATCAAATTAGGGTTTGGGTCCCAGCGATACTGGTCAAGGCATCTTAGAACCTGTTCACAACTTTGATGAACAATTAACTTATCATTATCTACCAGCGAAGCCACCATCCCAATTCCGTCGAGAACAGATTTCTTTGCATTCGTAGTAGTAATATCATAATTTTGTGCAAGATCA